GCTATCAATCAAGTGGGCCGAAAAGGCTATTAATCACGAGATGAACAAGATTTTGGAGACGGATAGTAAAGACTATGTTATTGCTATTGATACCGACTCGTTATATATCAACCAATCGGGTATTATCAATAAGTTTAAGCCTAAGAAGCCGATCGAGTTCTTAGATAAGTTCTGTTCTGATCACCTAGAGAAGATCCTGGAGAACGCTTACGATCGTCTTGCGATTAACACTAATGCGTATGAGAACCGTATGGTGATGAAGCGTGAGACGATCTGTGACCGTGGGATCTGGGTCGCTAAGAAGCGATACATCTTGAATGTCTATAACAACGAAGGTGTGCAGTATGCTGAGCCTAAGCTGAAGATGATGGGTATTGAGGCCGTGAAGTCTTCTACTCCTCAGGTGTGTCGCGATGCGTTTAAGAAGATCTTCCGAGTAATCATCGAGTCGGACGAGAAGACTACTCAGGACTTCATTGCAGACTTTAAGAAGGAATATAAGAAGCTGTCAGCCGAGGACATCGCCTTTCCCCGAGGAGTCTCAGCTGTGGAGAAGTGGGTTGATAGGGAACTGATCTACAAGAAGGGTTGTCCTATTCACGTTCGAGGCACTTTGCTATACAACAATCAGGTGAAGAAGCTTGGCTTGGATAACACATATCAGCTTGTGCAGGACGGCGAGAAGATTAAGTTTGTCTACATGAAAGTGCCTAATCCTATCAAGGAGAATGTAATCAGCTTTCCGTTGAACTTGCCTCCTGAGTTCAAGCTCGATCGCTATATTGACTACAATACAATGTTTGATAAGTCCTTCATTGAGCCACTACGACCGATCCTGGAGGCTGTAGGTTGGAAGCCTGAGCCGATTGCGACTCTCGAGGACTTCTTTGTTTAACTGTTGACTTTTAGATAAAAGAGTGTATGATGCTCGCATGTACAGTTTAACAATGTTTAAAAACTTATACGATAACAAGACTCATAAGCGAATGGACTTTGGGACGTTCGCTGAGTTAGAGCGCCTTCTGTATCAGCTTGCTGAAATACCTCGTCAGGGTAAAAGAGATGCTCAGTTAATCAGTCCAGCCACCTTCACGGAAGACACCACACGTGCCAACAAAAACGTTGTCGATTGGGGTGGCTGGGCAGCAGTTGATGTGGACGACCATGTCTTTGAAGGAAACTTAGAACAGGAATTGAAAGATCGTTATGGGGACTACTACTTTATCTGTTATAGCACTGCTTCTAGCACTATCAACCATCCAAAGTTTCGTCTTGTCTTTCCACTTACTGAGCGAGTTGAGCAAGATAGAATTAAGGGCTTCTGGTTCGCTCTCAATGCTGAAATTGATAGTATCGGAGACAAACAGACTAAAGACTTATCTCGGATGTACTTTATTCCTGGGAGCTATGCAGGGAGCCACAACTTTATTTTTACTAATAGTGGCGGTCGTTACATGGATCCATCCGAGCTGATTGCCAAACATCCGTGTCCCATCAAGAATGATGGTCAGACATTTCTGGATCGTTTGCCTGATACGTGGGTAGAGATGATCCTTCAAACACGTAAGGATCAGATGGATAATGTTAATGTAACATGGTCGTCCTACCGAGATTGCCCCTTCTGGCCCAGGAAGCTAGCGCAAGAGTATATGATGATTTCTGATACAGGTTGGTATCGGAAGATGTACTCCATCATGGTTGCTACAGCAGGGAATGCGGTTCGGCATAAGTATCCGATAACCGCAAACGAGATTGTTACCTTGTGTCAAGAGTTTGATAAGGATACGGGTAACTGGTACGAGAATCGTCCAATGCAGGTGGAGGCCGATCGGGCTATTGAATTTATATACAAGAATGGCATGTAAGGAGCTATTTAATGAGTATTATGGATAAGTTGAAGAAGAACTCTAAGGTTAAGGGAACCGAAATCCTTAACGAGTCTCTGTTCTTCACGAATAAGGATCAGATTCCAACAGATGTTCCTATGATTAACGTTGCGCTGTCTGGAGATATTGACGGGGGATTGGTTCCAGGCTTAACTGTTCTTGCGGGCCCCTCTAAGCACTTCAAAACATCGTTTGCTTTGAAGATGGCTGCAGCTTACCTAAACCAATATCCAGATGCAGTAATGTTGTTTTACGATTCAGAGTTTGGTTCACCTCAGTCTTATTTTGAGACGTTTGGTATTGATACTAGTCGGGTCTTGCACACTCCCATCGCTAATGTCGAAGAGCTGAAGTTTGATATGATTAGCCAGCTTGAGGAACTAAGTCGAGATGATAAAGTGATTATTGTTATCGACTCTATTGGTAACCTCGCATCTAAGAAGGAGCTGGATGATGCCTTGAGCGAGAAGTCAGTTGCTGATATGTCCCGCGCAAAAGCCTTGAAAGGGTTGTTCCGCATGACTACTCCTTACTTAACAATGAAGGATATTCCGATGCTGGCGATCAACCACACGTATCAAGAGATTGGATTGTTTCCAAAGTCTGTTGTATCAGGGGGTACAGGTATCTACTACTCCGCAGACAACATCTGGATTATTGGTCGTCGTCAGAATAAGACTGGCACAGAGGTCACGGGGTACGACTTTGTCATTAACGTGGAGAAGTCGCGATTCGTAAAGGAGAAGTCAGCTATTCCAATCTCAGTTAGTTGGGAGGGGGGTATCGAAGAATACTCTGGTCTACTTGATGTTGCATTAGCTGGGGGTTATATTGCCAAGCCTTCTAATGGTTGGTACTGTCGAGTCGATCGGGATACGGGTGAGCTCCTAGAGCCTAAAGT